GCTCGCCTGGATGCAAGGTCAAGGGAAGTGAGCCTGATCGTCCGCTCGCAACTCGGACTCGCCGAGCGCCTCGGCGTAAAGGCGATGGACGACTGCGGACCAGCCAGCCTCGCCACTGCGGCAACCTATCTGGGCCTGAATACCTCAACCAAGCAGGCACACAAGGCGTGCGAGCAGGCTGGACGCGTGGACACACCGACAGGCGCCGAGGGCACGAGCGCTAGGCAGTTAGTCGATGCCGCCAAGATTCTTAGCCTCAAGGCGCGGGTAGCCTACGACTGGAGCGAGGTCAGCAACCAGGTCAAGAACGGCGCGGCCCTGATCCTGAACATCCAGGCAAGCCTCAAGTCGGTGGACGAGCCGTTGCGCTCTAAGTGGCAGCGTGAGTATTGGGCAAAGCAGCCGCTGGCCACCTACGGTCACTGGGTGGTCCTGACGCATGACGGCACCGAATGGAATTATGCCTGCCCTACAATGCAGGAGGGCAAGCCTGGGCGGGTGGCAACGCCAGAGCAGGTAAAAACCCTACGAGATTCAAAGGGGAAGGCAGGATTCCCGACCCCTCCAGCAATGGTGCTAGTGCACAGAAAGTAGAAGCAGATGGACCCATTCGTATCAGACCTCATCAATGCGCTGATCGTAGCCCTCATCCCTGTTGGCATCGGCGCCCTGGGCTGGATCGCTCGGTCCGTGATCGGCTACCTGAAGGCTCGCATCAATGCCGAGCAGTACGCGATCCTGGAGAAGATCGCCGCCGCGACCGTAGCCTCGCTAAGCCAGACCCTAGCCACCCAGCCTGGCGAGGAGAAGAAGGCGGCAGCCGTAGCCCTCGTGCGGGCCGAGTGCTCCAAGCGCGGCATCACCCTGGATGAAGCGGCTATTAGCACCGCCATTGAGGCGGCCGTCTACCGCGAGCGCCTAAGGGGCTAGACACCGACACCCCTGGGCGATACGCTTGCCCAGGGTCGTAGCCGACCCAGAGGAGGAGAGTATGGAGAAAAAAGGCGGTCCTACGCCGCGCCACAGGGGGCCAGTTTGCGCCCTGAACAGCCCGCGTATCAACGCGGCGGACCTTGCTGCCTTGCGGGCGGCATTAGAAACACCGACAATCTCAACCTCGTCAATTTGGCGCTGGCTTGAGAAGCGCGGATTTAGCGTGTGCCTACAGACGGTGCAAAGGCACCGTCGGGGCGAGTGTAATTGCAGGAGGGTTTCATGACCGACCTTAGTGAGTTTCAGCACCAGGACGAACTTGCGGAATTGAAAGCCGCGCACAACCGAGCCCTGCGGGCTCTGGCCAAGCGCGAGTCGGCAACCGAGGAGTTAGTCGATGCTGTGTACCAGGCGGCAAAGGACGCGGCCATCGGCATGCGCATTCCGAAGGTGGAGGCACCAAAGGCTGATCGCCGCAAGGCGTCCCAGGAGGTTGCCATCCTCCTCGCCAGCGATTGGCAGTGGGGAAAGATCACACCGACATACTCGTCTGAGGTCGCGGCGAAGCGCGTCGCTGAACTTGGCGAGAAGGTGAAGCGCCTCGTTGACATTCAAAGAACGGCGCACCCAGTGCGAGAACTGCGCATCTACCTTCTAGGCGATTTGATTGAAGGCGAGGACATCTTTCCTGGGCAGGCGCATTTGATTGACGGAGGTTTGTATTCTCAACTCTTTGGCGCAGCCGAGGCGCTTGCGAAGTTGGTCCGCGAGATGCTTGGACATTTTGAGAAGGTTCGCGTTGTCGGTGTGATTGGAAATCACGGTCGCCTTGGCAGGCGCGGCACCTTCCGACCAGAGAGCAACGGCGACGCGATGATGTATCGGATCGCACGCATGGCGGTTGGCGATGAGAAGCGTCTGGAGTGGCCAGAGACCTTCACGCAAGGCGAGCGCCATTGGTACGCCGTTGATGAAGTGCTGGGCAAGCGCTGGTTCCTTTTTCACGGCGATCAAGTCGGTGGAGGATTCGCAGGCTTTCCCTGGTATGGCTTCGGCAAGAAGTTGAGCGGCTGGCGCGCAAGCGTCGCGGAGTTTGATTACTCGGTGGGCGCGCACTTCCATACGCCGACGCGGATGTATCTCAACGGCCTCACGCATTGGAACGGCGGCAGCATCGAGTCGACCAACACATTTGCGCAGGAGCAGTTGGCCGCCGCTGGGGAGCCATGTCAGTGGCTTCTGTTCCAGAACGACAAGGGCGTGACCGCCGAGTATCTGGTCCGCCTGGGCTGATGCCGTTCGTCCATGAGCGCCAGCCACCGACAGACGGAACCTGCTCGGTCTGCTGCTCCGATGGAAGGGTCTGGCGCTTTGCGGAGGAGCCTTTGCCCAGGGTGGGGCGCTACACTCTGGTTGTCGGTGAAGCCCTATGCCAGCCCTGCCTCGACATGATCGTTGACGAGGCCCTGGCCGACGAGGACAACAACGCCGCCAGCCTTTAGGGGCTGGCTCCCTCCCGCCCAGACCTCCTCCTGGGCGGGAGGCTATCCCAGCGCCCCTAGCGCCCTGTCGGGGCTCCTGGGGGCTCCTAGGCGCCCCTGCGGCCATCCTGGCGCCCCTTGGCGCCCACCGACCCCTAGCCCCAGCCGCCCTGGGCTAGCCGTTACGAAACGCCTTGACGCCGTTCCAGGGGCAGAGGTATGGTCCTAGCAGCAGGGAGGACCACCGCAGACGCGGGGGCCTGCTAGAGGAGAAAAAAGTGAACAAGTACGAAGCGGCAGAACAGAAAAACGGCGAACCAGGGATTGAACTTCACGCGGTCGGTTGCGCCGACATTCAAAAGAAGAATCGCGTGTCGGTCGGCACATACGCCAGCGCCCAGGACGCGGTTGCTGATTACTTCAGCGACCTGATCTCCGAAGGCGCAACGGTAGAGGAGCAGATGGGCGACTGCAAGGTGATGCCTTGCGCCAGGGCGGTGCGCTGATGAAGACCTCCTGCTGCATCAACGGCTACACCTTCCCATCCTGGGTGCTCGACAAGGCCACCGACAAGATGAAGCGTGCGACGCGCCGCTGCCGATGCGAGGCGGGACGCAAAGCGACTGAGCGAGTCTACGCACGCCTCGGCCTTCAGCCGCAGGACCTCAAGGGGATGGAAGCGGCCTGCAAGACCAACCTGGAGGCGGTTCAAGCATCCGATCACGCTGAGGATGAGGAGGCCCTAGCAGCGTGGGACGCTTTGGCCCAGGAGATTGCGAAGGCAAACGCCGCAGCGCAAGAGGCTGCCTACGCAGAAGTCTGGGCGCCAAGGTATGCGGCGGGCTACACGGAATGCACTCGATGCGGCGGCACAGGGTTCGTCGCACCGTATGGCACCTGCTTCCGATGCGAGGGCAGGCAGGTTGATCCGAAGCGCACAAGAAAGGAGGCACGAGCATGAAGCGAGTCAACCCAGCGACCATGCGTTGCGAGCATGTCGGCACCGACAAGACCAAGTGCGCCAGCAGCGGGGCGGCTGGCAACTGGGAGATCGGGACTGGCAAGTATCCGAAGACCAAGTGGCTCTGCATGGGCCACGCGATTTACTGGGGCGTCAGCCGAAATCCACAGCAGGCTGTATTTGAGGAGGAGCAAGCATGAAAAAGGACAAGGGTTTCATCCAGGTAATCGCCACCGACAAGCAGGTGGCCAGCGACATCGAGCAGGCGCTGCTCAACAAGGTCATGCAGGAACTGGGCATCTTCCTAGAGGAAGAGACCAAGCCTGCCAAGCGCCGCAAGGCAAAGAAGGGAGGCAAGTGATGCGCATGGTTCAAGAGGCGGCTACGGTCTTGATGGGCGTCGTAGCCCTGGTGCTATTCCTAGCCCTGGGGTCGATGGCATGAGGCTTAACCGTAAGGGCCAGCCACTGGTCTACACGCGAGTGGCAATCAAGGGCGAGATCTTGGAGGCAGAGCGCAAGCGCGCCCAGGCGTTGATGGACCTAGCCATCGGCATCTGGGGCTTTGCGTTCCTGGTCTTCCTGTTCGCATGGCTGGGATAGGGGAGGGGATATGAGCAAGCAGTACGAGTTCATCAAGGCGGAGCAGCGGAGCGAGGCCTGGCACGCCTTGCGCGCCAAGGGGATCACCGCCACCGACGCGACGGTTATTGCGGGGCTCTCGCCCTACAAGACGCCGTTTCAACTCTGGGCCGAGAAACTGGGCAAGGCCGAACCCGCGCCTGTCGGTGAAGCCGCCCAGCGCGGCATCATCCTGGAGGACGCGGTCGCTCGGTTCTACGAGGAGAGCACTGGCCGAAAACTCAAGAAGAGCAACGGCATCGTTAGGGTGCGGGTTATTCCCTGGGCCATGGCAAGCCTGGACAGGACTGTGGTAGGGGAGCCAGGGCTGGTCGAGATCAAGACCTCGGCGTCTAGGCGATGGAGCCTTTACCCAGTGCCGCCAGAGGTTGAGGCGCAGGTGCAGTGGCAGATGTTTGTGACAGGGGCGCCCTGGGTGGATGTGGTGGCCCTCCTCGGCAGCCTTGTCTTCAGGGTTGAGCGGGTAGCAGCGAACATCGACTTGCAGACCGACCTCTACAAGCGCGCCATAGCCTTCCGTGAGGCGCTGGCAACGGAAACGCCACCGACCATGCAGGTAGCGGACGCAGGCACCTTTGCCGCCCTGGTTCCTCAGGGCACCGACGAGTTCGCTCACGCGGACGACGAGGCAGAGCGGGTGGCTCGCACCTACGAGGAACTGCGCGCCGAGGCTAAGGCGCTTGATGAGCAGGCGGAGGCGGCGGCGCTGATCCTCAAGGAGAAGATCGGCGCGAAGGCGGGGCTCCTGGGGAGTACCTGGAGCGCTACCTGGAAGCAGAACAAGCCGTCGCTCAAGACCGACTGGAAGGAGGTCGCGGAGATCGCCAAGTCGGTGGCGCCTGAAACCTACGAGGCTGCGTTGAAAAAGCACAGCGAGGAGAAGCCAGGCGCCCGCGTGTTCAAGTTCAAGATGGAAGGGGTAGGCGAATGATCCAGGTACGGATTGACGAGTCGGTGGTCGCTAGGGCCATCGACATCGCGCGCCAGGAGGACATTTTGCCGAGCGGGTCGGTGGACCGCAGCCTGAGCCAGAAGGGCCGCAAGGCCGTATGGGAGGGCGCGGTAGGGCAGGCGGTGTTTGAGGCGGCTATGACCGCCCTGGGCATCCCCTGCGACTTCATGGCGTCAATCCGCTACGACTACCAGACCCCAGCGGGTCGGGTAGAGGTAAAGACCAAGGAGCGAGCCGTAGCGCCTGAGCCTCACTACGAGGCCAGCATCTACGACTACAACAAGAACCGCCAGGACGCGGATTGGTACGCCTTCGTGAGCCTACGGCTTGCGGAGGGCAGAACGAAGGAGAGTGAGGCACGCACCGACAAGTACGACATAGGCTGGGTATGCGGGTGCATTACGCGCCAGGAATTCACCCGCTCGGCTTTTGAGGTAAACATTGGCGACCCGCTGCCGAATGGCCAGGCGGCGGGGTTTGCGAGCCATAACATTCGTTACGGCGCGCTTGATGGCCTAGAAGCATTGAGGGGGAACCGAACATGACCGACAAGATCGCAGCGGCGCTTGCGGCGCCATTTGACGCAAAGGACCTGAAGCAGCGCCCAGGACGGGCGGGGCTGGTCTTCACCTACGCAGACGCCAGGGCCGTAGCCCAGCGCCTAGACGATGTGCTCGGCCTCGCGGGCTGGCAGTTTGAGGTAAAGGTCGCGGACCCCGCTCGGTCGGTGGTTCACGGCAGCCTAGCGATTGTGGTCGATGGCAAGACCAGCATTCGGCAGGACTTCGGCTATCCGAACAGCGCCCAGGACGACGAGCCGCTCAAGAGCGCGGCCTCCGACGCCCTCCGACGCTGCGCCGCGCAGATAGGGGTCGGCAGGAGCCTCTACAGCCCCGAAAAGGGTCAGGGGGGTATCCCAGCGCCAGAAAGGGCTGCAACCCCCCTCAGAAGCCCGCAAATCGCCCCTGTAGGGGCTTCAGGCGTGCCCACCGACGACGAGCGCCTAGCGCGGGCCGCCATGGCATTTGCCCAGGAGTTAGGCGAGGGCACCTGCTCGCATGGCGAGGCTTGGAGCCTCAAGCCAGGCGGCGTGAGCAAGGCGACTGGGAAGCCCTATCAGGCTTTCTGGGCGGCGAGCCACAAGATCGGTGGCGCCCAGGGCGCTTGGTGCAAGGAGAAGCCAGCGCAAGGCTGGCTGGCGGCCCAGCAGGCCCCAGCGCCAGAGGCTAAGTTGGTGCCCCAGGAGAACCTAGAAGAGTTGCCGTTCTAAGCGGCGAAGGAGGAGGACGAAATGAGCAACGGCGCGTGGATCAAGTTGTCGGTGGGCTGGGATGAGGACGAGCGGGTAGCAACCCTGCCGTACCTCACTCAACTCGTATGGCTCAAGGTTCTTACCAGGGCGAAGCGGCAGCGGCCAGGAGGGGCGTTCGGTTCCATCGATCACCTTAAGGCGCTGCTGCCCGCGCCCCTCCACCGACACATCACTCCGCTGGTCAAGGCTGGCCTGCTAGGCGAGCAGGAGGGCAGGCTGGTTGTGATCAACTGGGGGAAGCACCAGATTGACCCGACCAGGGCCGACCGAGTCAGCCGTTTCAGGGAGCGAGAAAGAAACGGTTACACTGGCGTTCAGAAACGCCCTGACATAGAGAGAGAGAAAGACAAAGAGAAAGAGAGAGAGAGAGACAATTCTATTAAACCGAATGCCCCAGAATCCGTAGGCGAGATCTTGGCAAGGAGGGTGAAATGAGACCAATAGCACTGGTCGGTCCTCAAGGCAGCGGCAAGACGACGCTGGCTCAACTGCTTGAGGAGAGCCGAGGCTACCGTCGACTTGGCATAGCCGACGCGATCAAGCAGGTGACTCGCCTAGCGTATCCCGCTATCGCCAAAGGAGATGAGTTCCAGGTGCTGGGCTACGACGGCCCACGCAGGGTATCTGGGCGGGAGGTCTTTCAAGAGATCGGAGCAGCCTTGCGCGAGTTTGACCGAGAGTTCTGGCTTCGGATATGGCGCCAGGGCTATCACGAACTTGAGCGGCGGGGCATCCCAGTCGTGGTTGACGATGTACGCCTTGAGCGGGAGGTTGAGTACCTGCGCGAGGTTGATCCCGCCTTCCTGGTTGTTCGCCTTTACGCAGACCCAGAATCAAGGGCCGACCGACTTGGCGGGAGCCTTGTGGGTTCGGCTGATGTGACCGAGCGCGCCTGGCACCAAGCGCCGTATGACTTGAACCTAGACACAACCGCCCTGTCGGTGGAAGATGTTTACCGAGCGGTTATAGATCAGTTGGAGGGCTCACTATGAACTTCCAGGATTTGCAGGTTCGCGCTGATCAACTCGGATACCATTTTGACTCGCTGCTGCGGCTTGAGGATGGCACTTATGTCGTGGTGCTTGAGGACTCGATGGGCCAGCAGTTGGAATACAAAGGCGCCTCGCCGCAACTTGCCGTTGAAGTTGCCAGCCTTGCATTGGCGCGTTGCCTTGAGCAGGTTCCAGGATGAGCGGCTTTGAGATCGTCGGCCTGTTGATCGGCTTTTGCCATTTACTCTTCGCCCTCCTGGTAGCAGCCAGCCTGCCGCTGGCGATCAAAAAGAACTCGGCGGCGGCGGGAATCATGTACATCGGGCTTGCCGCCGCCACCGTCATTTGGATCGCAAGGAGTATCAACCTCTCATGAGGCGCATCGAGCGAGCCGCGCCATTTCTAGATGACCGAGTGGTTGCGGTGCAAGAAGGCTCCGACGCCTGGTGCGAGGAGCCTGGTGCCTCTGGCCGCGTCTGGTGCAACCTCTCCATCCGCTACGCAGATGCCATTCCGCCAGAGGGCTGGTTTTTCCTGTACGAAGGAATCGGCAACCGCAAGACCAACCTTGATTTGATCAAGAACGGCTTGATGGAGGTGCAGCAGAGCCGCTTTACGCTTAGCGACGGCGGATCAGCACTCCTTGCTAGGCTTGTGCCCTGATGGGTTACTACAAAGACCAAGCGATAGCCCAGGGGATTGACCCTGCAAGGAGTCGTCGTGGCCGCACAGCGAGGGCACGCGGCAACGCCTTTGAACGCGAGGTCGCTAAGCGCCTGGGCGCAAGTCGAGTGGGCCAGTTTGGCGGCAAGCAGGATGTTGCCAACGAATGGATCGCGGTCCAGTGCAAGGTTGGAAAGTCCTACCCTGAGCGCCTTGATGGCTGGCTCCGTAGCGTGCCAGTGAAGGGCGACCAACTCGCCGCTCTGGTTGTCGGTGACTCGCCAGGCCTGGGCGGCAAGCGCCGCACCATGATCGTCCTAGACCTTGACGACTTCATTGCCTGGTTCGGGAAGCAGGGGGATTAGATGCTCGCCTTGGTGCTGGCGCTATCACTAGCGATCCAAGCACCAGGGCTCCCACCGACAGGCGTTGCCTCTTGGTACGACGCGGAGAGGGAGGGGCAGAGCAGTTGGTACACACGCAAAGGCATCACGCTTTACGGAGCAGTGGGCTCCTGGCGCTGGGGGGATAAGCCGTATAACATTCTGGTATGCAGGAAGGACCAACCGACGCGATGCGTGATTGTCACGGTCGTTGATTACTGCGGTCGGTGCGCACAGGACTTGAGGAGAACATGGAACAACAAGAGCAGGGCCATCGACCTGTCACCCGCCGCCTTCGTGCGGCTGCAAGATCTAAGCCGAGGTCTAGTCGCGGTCACGCTGCGCCGCCTCCAGCAAGGGAGATAGGGCTCGCAAGCCAGGACTTTAAGGACGCGTGCCGCATCTGGGCCAGTCGATTAAAGATTAAGCCGCACGCGCTCTTTCAATTAGCCCCTGATCACGGCAGAACGATCCATTGGATGCGCGAACGATACTATGGCGGCACAAACCCTAGACCAGAGGACATTGCCTGGGTGCACCTCAAGGCTATGGGTGAAAACGCAATCGGCTTGCCAGTCTTCAACGACTTAGACCGACACCGATCAGCCGTAAGCCAATTCTGCCGCGTTTGCGTGAGCGCGGAGGAGGGCGAAGAGCCCCTGTGCCCTGATTCGCTCTGCCCGCTCCGTCCTGTTAGCCCTTTACCTCTAGCCTCAAGCGCCCTTCGTAACCCACCACTCTCAGCGGATGAAGTTGCCGACTGATACTCTGCCTGGGCGCTCGCGCCTTGGCGCGGGCTCTCCGCCCGCTGGTGGTGTCCTCCCACCAGCGGGCCTATGCCTAGAGGACTGGAGGAGCCATGTCGCGTAGAGACAAATGGGCGCTGCTAGACGACTGGCTCACCGACGCGCAGCAAGTCCTACAACTTGCCCACTGGACCCTGTCGGTGGCAAGGGATGCCAGCGATGTCGATGCCTGGGCAGACATTGACCCGCACGCCCAGAACCTGACCGCAGAGTTAAGGCTCTCGCATGACTTCTGGCGGCAGCCGCCTGACCGACAGCGACTGGTGCTGACCCACGAACTGTTGCACTTAGCCTCCTGCCGCACCGACCGCGTGGTTGAGACGCTAGAGGAGGCTCTGGGCAAGGTTGCCTGGGCCGTCTACTCGCCGCAGTACGAGGACGCCAGTGAACGGTTTATTGACCACCTGGCCAGCGTTATCGCGCAGCAGTTACCGCTGCCAGAGTTCCCGAAGGCGTGACCTTCCAGCGGCCATGCCTAGACTGCGGCGTGCTCTCTACTCGCGGCGACCGTTGCGAGCAGCACCGCAGGGAGGCAACCGCTCGATGGCAGGCAAAGCGAGGCCCGAATCCCTACCTTGACCCAGCCTGGAGGCGCCTCAGTGCCAAGGCCCGCAAGGAGCAACCTTGGTGCACGATCTGCAAGTCAACCAGGGACCTGACCGCAGACCACATCGTGCCGTTGAGCCAGGGAGGCGCCCTACTTGTGCCAACCCATGCCCTTCGGATACTATGCAGGAGTTGTCACGGCAA